GGAGCCGTCGGAGAACCTGGCGGGAGCTGTCTGTTCGTTTCCAACCTCGGAGGAGTGACCCATGGTCCTTTACAAGAATCGGCTTCAACTGAAATCCTATCTGCAAACCGTAACGGATCCCGAAACGGAACTGTTTCGCCTCTTGAACGAGGTGAACAATTCAATTTCGGACCTTCGGATGCAGCAGGAACTTCTTCAGAAGGAACTGATCTCCTTGTATTTGGGATCGGGTACTTCTTTGAAGAGTGGCTCTCTAAGCTCGAATCAAAAGACGTCGGAAGTCGCCAAAAGCGGCGCGCCAATCGCAACGAAGCTCCACAAGAGCTGTCAATGCGAGGAGTGCACCCCTCAGGCTCTCCCGAACGGCCTCTAGATGAAAAGTCGAGAGTCACGTGGGAACGTTTCGACAAAGCGGAACAGTCCTGTTTCGAGATTAACCAGCGGTCCGAAATGCAATGGAGACAATCTCCATACGCGCGAGAACTTAATCTCGCCCGGAAAATCGCATCAAGGATTCTGGGACCTTTCGACTGGGACCAAGCAGCACGAAGTTTTGGGTGGGGCCCTGGCGCCACTACCAGACTGACCCGACGCAAGTCGGACGCTGCGCACAAATACTGCGGTAATCCGCATGCAACGATCGGTAACGCGGTAATCGCGAACACCGTAATACGGTGGTCTCCGGCTTGGGCTCAGGGTTTAACCGAGCTGCCGCCGGACGAAGGCGTGGGGTATGTGAAAATCGTACCCGGAAACCGCGTGGTCACTGTCGCGAAGAACTATAAAACGGATAGAACCATCGCTATCGAACCGGACATGAACATCTATGTCCAGAAAGGTATTGGTGGAGTCATTCGCAACCGTCTTCGCTCCATCGGAATTAATCTCGATGATCAAACGAAGAACCAGAGGCTGGCTTGTATTGGCAGCTTATCTGGGCGGTTGGCAACTATCGACCTTAGTATGGCTAGTGATTGTATTAGCCGACTTATTGTCGAGAAATTGATCCGTTCCGACTGGCTTGAGGCACTTGGGCAGTGCCGGAGCCCCTTCGGAGTTCTTCCTTCTGGTAGGAAAATATTCTACCAGAAGTTCTCATCCATGGGTAACGGTTACACGTTTGAGCTGGAGACTTTGATCTTCTTGTCTCTGGCTTACGCGTGGGCCCGACTCCATGGAGAGGAGCTAGATCGTATATCTGTGTATGGGGATGACATTATTGTCCCCAGCACGATGGCGGATGGGTTCTGTGGCCTCCTTTCTTGGTGTGGGTTTACACCCAATGCTAAGAAGAGCTACTGGACTGGTCCGTTCCGAGAGAGTTGTGGTAAACACTACTACTCAGGGTACGATATCACTCCGTTTTACGTC